CTATTGGGTTGCGGGCGAAGCCCGCTTTAGTTTTTTAATAATGGTCTTTAATTCACCGTTTAAAATATACGGCACATGCTCTTCACCGCTTGCAGTACGTCTTGCTGCTTTTAATGAATCAATGCTAAAAATTTTCATACTATGCTACACCTCCATTATGCATAAACTTGGACCTGAGGCCCAAGTATGAACCAGATTACATTGTTTGCGTCTTTAGCTACCGTTACCCTGCCGACAATCCTGTTACGCGGATTGCCGTTTGGATCCGGATTAGCTGACGTGGTGAATAGATCAGTCGCATCATCCCAGTAAATTTTGTCGCCTTTGTTGAAAGCATTGGCTATCATAATTTGACTGGTTTCATAAAGTGCCTGCTCAATACTAAGTACAACTTCGGCAGTGGTGCTTGCGTCTGTTTTTACAGACATAACAGCCATGCCAAAAAAACCATTGAGCAGATAGAATTTCCCTTGCTCAATTACTGTGTTAACAGGTACTGTCACCTTTACGGAAGATGCTCCTCCAATTTTTCTTCCCATGATAATTTCCTCCTCATTCAATGATTTTGATACACGCTGCCGGCTTGAGCGGTGACTGTGAAATCACTTGCAGCCCTGAGAGTTTTTCGTTCTGATAACTTACTATCCCTTGACGAAAGTTATCCCTTGGCTCGAATCTGCCATCACGGCCATTACCTACATACACCTGTGATTTTGGATTAAATCTGACTATAGAGCTCATATACTCACTCTCCTGGTGTAAACCATGTTGTTTTGCCCATTTGCCTCGGAGTTTCTTGCTCCATAAACGTACGGATGCTTGTCCGTATGCAGCTTGCTGATGGTTTCTTTGAACTTTGCATCGCTTAAAAGCTTTTCGATTTCACCTGCAATCTGCTCTTTTGTAGCATTGGCGGGCACACTCACACTCAGTAACTTTTTGACTAGATCTTTTGCCATCTCTCCGCTGACCTTTTCTCCGATAGCCTCGTCTACAAACTTACTATGTGTAGCTTTGCGCCTTTCTTCAAGCGCCTCCTGTGCTTCTTTCGCCAAAGCAAGCGCATCCATTTCACCTGTTACTCCTAATATCTCTTTGAGTTTGCCCAACATCCCGACGTTCTTTTTTACCTCATCCAACCATTTAGAATCCATTTCGCTTGCAGCTTGTTCTGCAGTCAGTCCCATTTCGCCCATAATTTGCGCCACTGTGACTTCCTTGTTCGTCCTCATGGCATTCAGCTTTGCAACGATTTCTTTCCATGTCATAATGATTTCTCCACCTCCTAAAATTTCATCCATCTCGCCGATGGACACAACTCGCGTAGACATTCCAGCCCGTCCGAGCGGAGTCCAGTCAATGCTTAACGCCTTATAGTCCACGACTTCGGTTTCTCCTGCGTTTTGCTGGAGTCGTGGAATTCCGAAAATGCTTACTGTATCGATGACCTTCGCTTTAATCCAACGCTTTAAATCGGGTGCTGATTTATCAACGACACCTCTGAAGTACGCTTTACCATCCTTCCACATTCCTCCGACCCAATGAGTTACAGGCTGCGGAAATTGTGTATCCACATCCTCCGCCTTTTGATGTCCCAAAAATCCGGGCAACCCCTGATTCATTACCTCACCGACGATTTTTTGTAATGCTGCCGGCTTATAATTCCAGCCGCGCTTAGATTTCCCCGCAGGTATTTCTACAACCACCTCCATAGGCTCTGCGTCTCCTGATTTCAACACATTTACATCTACTTTGGCAGCGAGAGGAATGTCCTCAGGCTTTATCGATCCGGTGATTATGGCGTGAATGGATGCGGCCTCGCCGACCGTCTCACTCATTTCTCCGATTGCGAGTTTTAACCATTTGCGTTTCATCTCGTTTTTTCACCTCCCTTCAGGAAATTTTCATAAAAAAATAAAAGCCCTCTCGGACTTTTATGTCTTATGTAATTTTGATCTGCTTTGATTTTCAAATTGAGGTTGTTTTATTCGCGGTAGAAGTCCCTATTCAATTCGTGCATATGATCAACAACTTCTTTTCCAAGATCGCTGTATTTAGCCCTGCCTTCCTTGAAAAATTCTTTCAGTACCGCAGTGAATTCCTCGCCGGTCTTCGTAGCCAGAAATTTTTCCTTCTGCTCCTGCGTCAACTTTCCCGGATGCTCCCAATTAATCATTCCTTCATCATCCTTTCGATGAATTCAAAAAGCTTGCGATCCTTTTTATTCAGATTCTGCGGATTAAAATAAAACTCCCTCAGCCCTTCGGAAAAATATTCGCGAAGTCTTGTCACATCAAAAATTATATCATTTCCAGCACTTGCAGGATAGATAGCTGACTGATACCATGAAATAAATTTAGTTGCCTCAGGATGAGCTAACAGCAAAACAGTAATCCCGGAGGGGACTGAAAATATATCCATGTGTTCATGAGTGATTTTATCAACCGGTATTCCGTCTGCAATAATCTTTATAAATTCTTCGTTTTTGTACAAAGAATGATGGCTGTCAAGGAAATGTCCGATCTCGTGGAGAGTCTCACCCGGTTCAACATCCCTTATCAATTTTATCGCTTTTTCATTGTGATAATATCCGGAAGCCTTGCCTGTCCAGCCTGTATACAATGCAATACCTTCATTCCGCAGCAACTCAAGCTGCTTTAACGGCAGCTGCATCAGATCGGCAGCAATCATCTGCCGATCAGCGTCATCATTAAAATCCGGCGAAAGATTCCCAGTTTTAATGCCCATAATTGCATCCGGCGTGATGCCGTTATATGTTTTCTGATACCAAGCTTCAATGTCAGGCTGGCTTTGCGGATTCTTCTGCCATTCGTTCAGCTTTTTTATGACATCCTCGCTACTGTCGTGCACAGCCACCACTATGCACATACAATTAGGGTGGGGGACTCCCATAGGCTCATTTCCCGGACTAAATACTCCCTCACCAAGGCCTTCATCGTGCTCGGCATACGTATCACATATATCCCGGACGGGATGGCTCGGGCTGAGCACCCATCTCACACCCGCATAAGTAGGTGAGTTCCTAGCGCCTTCAACCGTGCCGCGCCAAAATGCATTGCTGGTTTCCGTCCTAGCCAGCCGCAAAGCTTCGTAGGATATATCTCCCGGAATACGTCCCTGCAATCGTTTCATCATGTCGGGATAATCTTTTGCCAAGGTATTCATATCTGCGCGAACATACTTTTCAAGCAGCCTGGCTGTCGTTACCGCATCCTGACCGGTTGCCACCGCGTCTTGTATTATATTCCGTATAGCCGTCTCGTTATTGTTGCTTATGTTCCATATGCGATCCGATAGCTTCATACCCTTTTTGTATGTGCTCCATACAGCTTCAACCGCTCGTTTGTTTACCCGTGAAAAGGATTCCAGCACAGGTTTTTTATCGATATCAAAGCCGCCGTCTTTAAATACCTTGAAGGTTATATTCTGTGATATGCCTGTCCCGGTCTCTACCGATGCCCTGATATATTCAGTTAGTTTGGATGTAAGATTCCCCTTGAGAAGCTCTCCTTCATGCCTTAAATGACTTTCCAGCTGCTCAAGCTGCCGCTTGCGCATACCGGTAGGGGAGGAAGCGGCGACCTGCCGCAACTTCTTGCTGATGCGGTCGGTCATAGCGGTATACATCTGCCGGATCTCCACATCCTGCGTCAACCGAAGATTGATGAACGCCTTACGGGCTTGAAGCGCGTACAGTTTATATTCTCCGGCAGCTGACTTAAGTTTTTCGATTTCATCACTCATTCCGCATCAACCTTTTCGATTTCCTTATCAATTTCGTCCGCCTGACTTTCTAAGAACTGTCCGTCCTCAAGGCGCATCCGCATGAGCCTTGTTTTCATGATGCGCTCACGTTCGCCGGGCAGTTCAGGATCATCGCTTATATAGTCGTGCATGGTGCTGATGTGCTGAGCCAAGAATTGAACTGCCGCTTCAAGGCTGATAAAATCACCTTTAAGCGCCGTGTCCAACGAAGTTGTGATCTTCTCAAGCACCTCCGCCAATTCTTTTTGGTCTCTCGGATCAACCTCATCCCACTCAAGCACTGTGGCATACGTAGAAAACACTCTGACTTCCGCTTGTGATGTCATAGCTAACACAATACGCGCCAAACGCTGCCAGCTCTCGGTAAATTGCTCGCGCTTTCTTCCGATCCTGCGTATAAGAATAGGCATCTGCTCCCTAACTGAGCTCAAAGAACTTGGTGTATGTACGCCAAACGCAAATTCCGGCGTCTCCGAGGTGTCTACAATACAGTAAAAAATGAGTTTTAAGAGAGCGGCGGCATCGCCGGTACTGCTTTTAACCTCGATAAAATCTACATCTTCGTTGTCTTGAAAGATAAAAAACTCATGACCATCGAGGCTGATACTTCCTCCCTTGGAGGCAAAATCCTGCGGATCGGTTATCGCAAAGTTATTTCGCAAAAATGCAGATAAATCTTTTATTTTAAATTTGAGCCTCGGAGTACTGTGCATTTTACTTCCCTGTATCGCATGTAACAATACATCATGATAAGCCTTCAAAAAAGGTTCAATAGGCTCTAAATCGCTTTGCCCATACTCCTTTGTTTCATCCCCTTCGTTCTTGAAATGAACGATGGGTATAAAATTCCATGAATTAGTTTCTTCGCTGCCCATCATGCCCGGCGGAGCATCTCCGGTCACTTTAATGATTCTTTTCCCAGATGATATTCTCTGTATAATCACTGCCTGACGCGGAATATCTTTTTCATCCAGCCAATTGTTGACTGACTGCAGCACATATTCCCTGACAGCTCCGCACAAAGGATCCCTAATTATGTGAGTCACTTGCTCCGGAGGGATGATAGTCAACACCAGTCGTGTCTTGGCTTCAGGATACAGCGCGGCATCCGTATGCTCTTCGCGGGTTATGAATACAAAGCAGTCGCCGTCTCTTAATGCATTTCTTTGTACCCGCTGCATTTTTGACGTGTTATCGCTAAAAAAATCCTCAAGGACCTGCTGTGCATCGTTATCCTTACTGCGCAGCCTTGGAATTCCCATAAAACCTACCGTTGTATTTATTACAGGCCGCGCAAATCCAGCCCCAAGCTTATATTTATCGTTTGTATTCTCATATAGCTGTCTGGCTTTCACATAATCAACACGGCTTGAATCCAGTTTGTATGCATTCATGACCCCGCCAGTCCGAAGCGTCCAGATTGAAGTGAAAAAATTCCGCAGCCTTGATATTTCACCGGCAACACTTTTTATCCAACTCACAGATTCACCTGCTTTCTAGTGTAAATTGTATAAACCTCCCTCATGATGTAAAATGGAAGTGCCAACAAACCAAAATATCAACAGGAGGGAGGTTCACTGATATATTTTCATGCTCCTTAAAATCTTTAGCTGGCTTTCATCAAAAATGATGCCCTTGCCAATGCCCCTGCCGACAAAATCAACAGCCATTCTCGCAGAGTTTATCGCCATACCAAAGTGATTTGGCACGTTTTTTTTATACCGTATCTTCTTATCCTCACCCTCGCCGATCTCTTCCTTCACCAGCTTTTTTAAGTGAGATTTTACTGTGTTTATGACTTTTTCCTCTGTTGGATTTCGTGGTTTGGGCAGCAAGGCGAGGGGAGGGGTACAAGCGAAAAGGTCTGTAGTTTCGTCCAAAGATTCATCCCTGTCAACCGTGATCTTTCTGACTTCCTTCTCGTCCTTGCCTTCGATTCCTTCTTTCAGCTCCACACCGCTGAAATACTGAATGTATCCAATAGCCTTTTTCAGCCTTCGGACAATCTTTTTGCTTTCAGTTTTGTATGGCATTGCATCTATAATCAGGCAGCCCACATTAAACTTTTCTTCTATCTGCTCAACCAATGCTTCAAGCTCTTCCACATCCACTTCCCAAAAGTGCAAAATCCTTATACCATCTTCATAAGGTTCCGCAACCGCAACGTGAGCTTGATCGCCCATATCAATGCCCACACCTGTAACTTTGACGCTGTAGTCCGTAAAGAAATAATCACTTGCTGTCTCAATACGTTTTAACACCTCGCCGGATACCGGCTGCATATTGCCGCTATCAGGCAGAGCCAGGACGCTGCGCCGGAATTGCGCTCTTTTGCTCGGCTTATCCTGAACACGCCCCCATCGATTCCATATGAGCTGAAGATTTGCTCCCGGAACAATCAGCTGTGGCACCCGATACCCCAGCCGGTCTTTGCTCCTGTCCGGATGCTCAGCCACCCATCTGCCCGCTGCGACGTCAAGCGCTTTACCGCATTTTATGCACACAAGCCGCACATCTCTGTCCTTTGCTACAAAACATTCCGGAAATTCATCTTCAACAGCTGAATAATGCCCGCATCCGGAACACTTTATATGCCATTTCCGCATATCGCTAAGCTGGAACAAATCATCAATACCGTCTTCTTCATAAAGTGCGACAGAGAAATATTTCTGCCAGCCAAGCGAACCCGGAGCAGAAATGCGATCTTGAGCCAAATCCATGTTTTCTTGGTTAATCAACGCAACTTCATCGAATACAATTTCATCGGCAGGTATGGAGATCGCTCCCGTCTTTGATACCAAGCCGAGGATATACAGAAAATATGAGTCTATTTCCTTAAGCCCCGGCTGATCGGTGCCGGTTAACCTGCTCTTTAAATACTGACTGCGGTTTATATACGGATCAAATCGTGTCTGCCCAAATCGTACCGCCATCCTGTCGGTAGGCAGATAATATATGACATTTCGCTTCATCACATCGACCATATATAGAACGTGAGCTATTGCCAAAGTCGAAAATCCAGTCTGAGCTCCTTTTTCAATAGTGATGTGAGGATGACTGTTATATACGCTAACTATTTCCTCCATAAACGGTCTGCTCAGCGGATCATACGCCTGACCGTTGTCCAGTGTAAGGTTATCCCTGCAATATTGCACAAAGTCAATCGCTTTGCTTTTTTGCTTTTCCCGATCATCCATGGTCTTTTTTATTTCAAGGATGCTTTTTTTATATTGGTCTTTTATCATGAATTCCTCCTTATTGGGGGAATGGATTATCGAATTCGATTTTTGCGCATTTAAACGTCTTTTATAAGCTTTTTGGGTTTTTATAAACGTTTTTATAAGAAATTTATGATTTTCGCTTCCGATGATTTTAGCTAATGCCCGTCAAACGCATCCAAACGCCCTACAATCAATTTAGATGCCTCTTGAGTATGTTTGTATTGCCGAATTTTTTTAAATGGGTTTTATAAGGAGTTAAAAGGGTTTTAAATGGTTTCGCGCATCTGGCCGGAGCCCTCTTAAATGCTTTTTCGGTTTGGCACCTTATCGCTTATAACCTCCTGAACCTGACATGCGACGAGTCAGCATCTCAGGCTTCGGATTTTTTTATAACATTCACCGGCAGATCAACAATTCGTGATTCTCCCATGAGACTTATGTTTACCTTCGCCCTGTACCTTCGAGCATCAAGCTTAACAATCTTGCCTTCAAGCCCCTTAAGCGGACCTGATACCACGTTTATTTTCCCGCCTTCAACAAATACTTCGGATAACCCCAGTAAGTCGCCGTTTTGCGTCAGCCTCAATATAGCGCTTACTTCAGCTTCTAAAATAGAAATAGGTCCTAGCTCGTCACCGAGAAGCTTAATCACTCCCGTCACAGAGCGTATCTTGTAATACGCTTCTGTTTCCATCGCGCAGATTACGATAAAAACATAACCGGGGAAAATAACTCGTACTACACCGCGCCATTTTCCGCATTTTTGCTCCATCATACGCTTTTTCGGCACGACGGCGGTTATGCCGTATTCGCTGATACGCGCCTTGATCTCTTCTTCTTTTCCGGTCATCACTTGCGCTACATACCAATTCATGATGCACCTCCGGCTTCCAAAGCTTTTTCCGTATCCGCCACAGCATCAAGCTGCTTTTTAGCTACATCGTACACCTTGTTGTATAAATCCGGATGCTCTCGTCCTAATGCATCAAACAATCTATCCAACGCCGCCTGCATGCCGCTTTCCTCTTTTGACCTTAAGACGCTGTCAGTGCGCCTCTTATATGTTTTAGTTCTGGCCAGACTGACCACGCCTTTAACAACATCCTCAATCTCCATTGCATCCCATTGATCCTCAGGCGCTGCCATGATTCTTTCCATAAGCTTTTGAGCGGCTATGACCATCAGCACTTCCACATAGTCAAGATCAGGGTACTTGTTCATCGCCTCGGTGATCCTGCGAAGATTCTCCTGGTTCATCACCGCCATCTGCAGATCGGCATTTATTCTCCTGGCATAACGGAAAACTGCACCATATGATATTTCATATCCATGCTCCATTAGGAATTCACTGATGTCCTGGTATGTGTACTCCTGCGGTATCATGATCATCTGTTCAACCGATGTCCGCAGCTCCGGGGGAAGGCTGCCGATTTTCGACCTTACCCTTGTTCGCTTTCCCATATCATCAGCTCCTAAGCTTCAATCAGCTCATCCTTCTTCCTGACCATCAAAAGCTTGATGCCGTCAGCAGTAAGCCGTACTTCAACCTCATCTAAATCAAAATCAGCTATATCAACCGCATCCTTTGATCCTATATGCCGTACCGCAATCATCCCGCATTGCTGCAGATAATCCAAGCTAACGTATATATCGGATTCAGCTTTATCCCTGAAAACAACCTGCAGGTCACACGCTTTGAACCATGTTGAATGAAATATATTGCCCATTGCCCTTACAATAGCTCCGTTTAGCTTCGCAAAGTCATTCGCAACTATTTCGTCAATAACTTTTCTTTTATTGGCAGTATTCTTGTCCATTAAAATTATCCTCCCCTAACAGTGCCTTTCATTTCGTAGAGCATGTCATAAATTTTCTCAAGCCGTTTTAAAATTTCGCCGGTTGTTTGTAAATAGTCCTCTTTTCGTACAAACTCCTTATTGATATCCTCCTTAAACTCGTTAAGGCGTCCCGACACTTCGTAATTGCATCTCTCGTTTTCAGCACGTACATTTTCAATTCTACTGGAAAGCTCTTTTTCAATGCTTGACATACGACTCTTGTTTTCTTCATCCGCTTTTTCAAGCCTTGATAATTCTCTTTTAAAAATCCCACCGATGATTGCAATTACAAGAGTGGATACAACCTGGAATATTGCGGTTATAGTGATTCCGTTAACCATTCTTTCACCTCGATTCTGTTGTTTTTAGAAAAATAAAAGATACCATCGAATCTAGAGCTTCAATGGTATCTTAATCCTTTATGGTATATTATTCTATTTATAGCATTTGAACATATAATTTGTCGAATCCACTAATTTAACCCGGTATGATTGGCCGCGCATTCGCTTTGCTGTAATTAATTATATTTCTAACCTGCGATTCGGACAAATTATACTTTCTTGCCAGTTCTTTGTAGTTTCCGCCGTTGAATTCTCGTCTTATCCTTTTGTCCCGGATGGACTTTACCAGCATGTCACTCTTCGGAAAATACATATTTGTGCCGCCAAATATGATCGACATCCGTATAACGTTATCAATACCGATAACATCTACCAGAGGCTTATACTTGTCCGGCACTTCATCAACGGTTATTTCATTTATCCATTTTTCCATTGATTCCATTCCTCCGTTCTTCGTACTGGACGTATTTTTTAATTACTTCAATCAAGGTGTTGCCGCTTTCAAAAGACACAAACTGAAACGGTTTTCGTTCACAAGCTGAAACTTTGAGCTCCTTTTTAATGATTTTACAAAGCCGATAAGCTAATTTAACCTTTGACGGCTCCTTGTCAAAACTACTAAGCTTGTACATGAAAAACCAGACCTTTTTCTCCTGTGCAGGTGTAATCATGCCAGCCCTCGGTATACTTTGCCCATCCTTAAGCTTAATCAGCTCGTGTATCACCTTGGCCGCATCCGCAGCATCCAGATCCGCAATTGATTCCTTTCCGGTCACTCTGCCGACCAGCACATGCAAATTATCATCCGGATTGCCCTTTTCATAAATCCCCAGCTGTGATGCAATTCCATATATTGTTCGCCTTTGTTCGTTTGTCATTTTTGACATCTGAAACACCTTCATCACTTTGTATTTTTAAAACGGTAACCTATCTTCGCTCTCGTCATACTCGACTCCGACCTTAATGCCTTCCTCCACCACAACAGCATTTCTGATTGCACGAAGCGCCACTTCAAATTCAGGCGTATTCTTTCTATGTCCGGCCGTCTCCAGAAGCTGAACGATTCGTTCATAATTTGCAGCTTCCTGTACGAAGTACGCATAATGCTCCGCATCCATTTGACGCAGCCCCGCAAGATTTTTAAGAGTCTCCACGTCCTTTTCCCAATTACCCTTTAGCTTCTTCTTAAGAGCAGTCGCGGTCTTATCGTCCGTCGCGACCTGTGCAATCACATCGTCCACAGACTGCTCTATGTAAGTCCCTTGAAATACCGCAGTCAGTATGCGCTTGAAAGGCTCCGTATACTTGTATGTGCGCTCCTCTTTGACAAAATCGCTCAATATATAGCCAAGAGTTTGCGACAAAAACGAGTGCGATACCACCTTTAGGCTTTCGCTGCACGTAACAACAACCTTTGCGTTGTCGCTGCCCCAAAACTCAACCTGCTTAACCTTCTTGTCATTCAAAGCTTCAACGCCAAGCTTCTGAAACTCGCCCTTGATTCTTTCAATCTCTTTTTTTGCTTCTTCAGCTAACTTCATCCATTTTGACAAATTGTCAACCTTCGCAATGATTTCATTGTTCAGCATTGAAAAACACCTCCGTCATTTCGCATACGCATTTTTTACAAACGTTTTTGCCTCTATGCCTGCCGACCTCGGTTGTATCACCGCAGAAAATACACCTTGGGGTATGCGGCGCAATTATAACTTTACCGTCAGAAACAGTAATGTCCACAGCTTCGCCCCCAAGGAAAGAGTTGTACTCCCGCCTGATATCCGCAGGAATTGTCAGGCTGCCGCCTTTTGAAATTACCTTATGCCTGATGCTCATCTAAATTCCCCCTCGCATTTATTCTCCCTCTGCATCTGTGCCGGCTTGGGACGGTTTCCATCAGGAAGCTGCATTAAGACCGCTGACCTAGCGGTCAGACGGATTTTACCGTGTGTGCCGTAAAGCCCCTTGCTTTAGCTATGGGGATATAAGGCACTTGTAAAACAGAATCCAATGCGATATAGTGTATTAAATCCACCACAATCGGTGGCGACAAGAACAAGTCGTTAAAACACAGAACATTGAAAACTTGATAGAGTATGCGGTTCTGATAGCAAAACATCTATCAGATAAAACTCTATGTGTCGCCGGTTGTAGCGTATACAACTGTGGTAGATGGTAACAGTCTATCAGCCCAGACAGCTAATAAGCTCTGGTCTGGGATGGGCTAATGGCATAGCCCTCAACTTGGTGTCATACTCCGATACCAGAAATGGACTTCGGTTTCATCACCCAAGAATCCCCTGCCTTCAGGCATGGGGAGTGTCAAATACCTTAAACTTCAGTTATGCTGCCCGATGCCAGCATCACTTGTACCCACAGCTTCTGGCAGTCATATGCCAACCTGTATCTGCTGTCAATCCTGTACCGGATAAAATGTATCAACCGTTTCATCATGATTTCCTCCTTAAATTAAAGTTTTTATAATGGTCATATAATGCTCTTTAAATAACGCTTAAAAATTGGTATACTCAATATGTGGGTTTCAGCTTGTCATTCCGATACCCATATATTTAGCCATGGCTCTCAGTCCCTTGATGGTGATGTTCTCGTTGTTTGATGCGTTTATAAAAAGCTTCATGGCACCGCGGATTCCCCACTTGCTCTGAGAGATCCCTAAGAGGAATTTAACTTCCTCATCAAAGCTCTTCTCTTCGTAAACAGGGAAGAGCTTCTTTATGTCCTCTTCCGCAACATTCCCGGTAAAAATCACTCGTTGAATCTGAATCCTATTGTAAAGCTGCGCCAACGACTGCTCAAACTTACCCATCATCTTATTCCTAAGCTCGTGATTCCCTATAAATACGATCCCAACCGGCTGCAGCCCGTTTTCGTTATCCTCGTCATTAAAGTACCTGATGCCGTCTATGGCCGTTATGGATAAATGCTGCGCCTCATCGATAATAATCACCTTATTGGAGCCGTCAAGCCTTGACCGTATATCGATCTGCATGTCGAACAAGTTGCGATTCTCATTAATCCTAAGCCTCCTCGCTATCATGCGGTATAAATCCTTAAGGCTTTTACACGCTTTCGACGCGGTTATGTATATCGCCTCACTGTAATCCTGGGCATACTTGAGAGCCGCTTTGCTCTTGCCAATCCCGGCGTCACCGCTTATCACTCCGATGCCTCTGCTCACATGACAATACTGAATCGTGAGATACACCTCAGTTGAAATCGAAGTCTCAACATAGTCAGGAGCCTTTACAAATCCCACACTCTTGTCACGTAATCTGAAAAATTCCTCAGCCTTCGCTTCAACCGACTCCGGATTAGGATACTTGCCGCTTAAATACTGATTAAGCATCGGAGTCGATACGCCAAACTCCTGTGCAATCTTTGTTTGGCTTTTTCCGCTTTCCTTGATATGCTGCAAAATTCTGTCTCTTGTCGATGTATTCATTAATTTCTCCCCCTGTCCTCTGCGTCATTTGCGGCTTGGAACGCTCCCGATCTACGGGGCCGCATTACAGGAGGGAAGGCGATAAGCCTCCCTACATGGCATTCATTTTAAAATTTGCATTACTAATCGTTCTCTGGATATCAATGATGTCATCTTCTATCGGATCCTGCTCCGGCGTGATAGGTTCGTTAGCCCTGACCACTTCGAGTATCTTAGCTTGTGCACAACCCTGCTCCTGCCGATCTTCAATATTCTTCTTAGACTTCCAGAGCATGAGATCAAGCCTGTCAATCTTAGACATCGTTTCAAGTATGCTATTCTCGTTATATTCCTTGACGGCTTTTTTGAAGCTCCTGATCTGGCTGATGGCCTTCTTAACATCTTCCTTATTGCTGCCGTACCTGAGTATGGTGTCGCTGTCAACCGGTACTGTACACAAATATTTGTCATCCGCGTCATATACTCTTACCTCGCGCAAATCTTCCGGATCATACCGCAAATAGACCTTTCGCTCCTGATGTTCTATCAGAAAGTCTTTTGACCAGTAAAATAGCTTCTCGCCGCTGATTTCAAGATGTACGCCCTTGCGTCCTACCGTTTGCATCCTGCTCGATCTCATTAGCATCAGGTTCAAATCCTCAAGAGTAGCTGTACGCTTGATAAAACGTTCTTCGGCATACACTTCGTTGGGTGATCGCCCGTACATGCCTATGCCTTTGCTTTTGGTTTCGTTGTACATACCTTCAACGTATAAACGAAAATTCTCATTCAGTTTGGAGTCAAACAGCATCCCTTTCCGAGACTTTAATGTTTTTTTCAAATTCTCAGGCTTCTCAAGAGGATTGCCCCCGCAGAAACCTTTGATAAGCCTGCTGAACTTCTCTTTAAACTCACGGAAAGTCCTCTCGATAATCTTGGCCTTTGCGTTTCGCACCTGAGCATTCCACATTTTTATTCCCAATCGTTCAAATACTCCCGGGGGAACATGCACCTGTTTGTCCGACTTTTTCGTTCGGTGGCCTCTGCCTCCGATGTCAAAGCAAAGGAACTCAGAACCGTTATCGATGTATATAAACCGTGGGATACCATATTCAAGAATGCCTTTTCTCAACGCATACAGCACACCCTCGCTGGATGGATTATCCGTGATATGCCAGCCTGTTATGAGGCGGCTGCGTACATCCATAAAGACTATGACCGACAACCTGTGAATCTTTTGTGTTTCATCGTCAATGCTCATGATGTCAAATGTATGATAGTCCGCCACCCATATTTCACCGACCTCGATGTCGTCATACAGCCTTGTTATATATGGCGATGCTTCATCCTCAAAGACCTTGTCTCCCTCGCGGAAATATTTGACCACCGCGTGCGGGATCGTCTTTACCGCTCTGTAAAACGCATCATACCCGGGGATATCGGCCAACATCCCCGGCATTTCCTTCTCGAAGTAAATCAGCGTATACTTATGGCACTCGGCTATGGATATCTGGTTCTCATCAAGGTATATGTATTTAAATACTTCCCATGCGGTCTCGGGTATGCTGTTCTTACCCTTAGCCCATTTTCCGCGCTTGTCTATCAATCCGTCATAATCATTGCTTTTAAGCGCCTTAAGCTTACGGTATAAAGTGTCAACCGACAGTCCTATATCCTTATACTTTCGTTGATTTAACCTTATCCACTCTTGGTCAGCATTAGCCATTTGACCTTTGTATTTTAACCTGTACATCGTCCACTCATTGATTGCCTTAATCCACTGCTGAATTACTTTGCGCTCATCTCCGGTAAACTCATCAAGCTGCTTTGTCACCGCTATATCCTTGACGCTCTCTAAAGGAGCAATCGGAGCAACGTCTTTCTTCTTCCAGTACTGGATTTGACGCTTATTATCCAAGGCGGAAAGCGGAATCATATACTTAACTCCGCCCCGGCCCTTATTGGATATCTGAATAACCGACTGCATCCTGCCGGATTTGATCCATCTCTGAATTGTTTTGAGCGATGCGCTATATATGTCCGCTACTTCCTCAGTCGTAAGTAAAATTTGATTGTTTTCTGATTTCAAAGCTTCCATGCTATCACCCCTGTCAACGCTATGCATCCCTCATCCAGCGCTCGAAGCCGTTTCTCTATTATTTCAAGCTCCTCGTTTAAAACCTTGATCAGGCTGATCTCGCCTAAAATACTGTTCATTATCTCAGCCAATTGCCCCTGATACTCATGACGGCGGTTTTCAAGTTCTGACTTAAGTATTTCGCTATGTACCTTCCAGAATTTTTCACCCACTTTATCTTTGGTATTGCAAAGCCCTATGCCAACAGCATGGTACATTGCAGTCTTGTAGTCGCCTTCTTCTGCCATCAGATTACACCCCCTCAAAAATCTTTGGCTTGTCTCATCAGTGCCGGATAGCCATCCCCGACATACGGAGCTTCCGGCTCCGTTTCGACTATCTCTCGGAATTATTCTTTCTGTCAAAGTATCGCTTAACTGATGGACTCGTAATGGGATACCCTTGTACCGTCAAAATCCGTGCAATCTCACTGAAATTTACATCGCGCCTGCTGATCATTTCATCTACCATTCCCTTTACTGATGCAGGAAATGTTTCTATCTTGCATTTATTCCAGATATGAAATGTTTCAAATGCTCTACCTTCAGCATCAAATCCAGTAAAATGCATGGAATCAATACGGGGATGGTTGCTTTTTTGATGTGTGTAATAATTATTCATAGTTTTGTTGATTTCAGGGATTATTGCTTTGACAGTTTCCCTAATCACGGCTGGCACCACTTCGCGTATAAGAAGCTGAATTATTTCTGAAGACATCAACTGAGATTGTCCGGCACGAAGTTGCTCTATAACATCCCACACCCAGTCCATAAACGCATCTGCTTTGGGTTGACGACTAAACCTGCATATTTCGTAAACGCCTTTCGGTGAATAGAGAATTGTTTCGCGTTCTACTTCACGAGACCCCTCAACCGGAGTCAATTTGACTCCGGTTGAAAACCTATCCAATCTGTCTTTATTTCTGTTGTGAATTTTACCTATCGCTTTTCTTGGATATTCATACCCCAACGCCTTGCCTATCTGCTCCCTTGTCATCCATATCTCTTTGTCGTTATTGTCTTTGTAGAAATCACAGGTTTGACCGTTGAATTCACCCTGTTTAACAAGCTTTAATTCCATCTTTACGCCCCTCTCCATATTCATTTTTCAAAGTACTTGGCTTGTCTCATCAGTGCCGGATAGCCATCCCCAGCATACGGAGCTTCCGGCTCCGTTTCGATTTAAACTCTTTTTGTAGATTCAAAAAACAATGTCCACTCAAAATCTAAAAAGGATGCTATAGTTTTAGCGGTATCAACTGATGGTCTACCGCCATTTTCTATTTTAGTAATTGTAGACCTATCAACTCCAACAAGCTCCGCCAGTTGCTCCTGTGTGAGTTGTTTTTCCCCTCGCTTATTTTTCATTGTTTGCATACAAGCACCTCCTCGAAAGTGAAGTAAAGTCACTTTTTATTTCGCTCTGTGAAATTACTTCACTATAATTATATGTGGACATATTTCACATGCCAATAGACAAAGTGAAATATCTTCACTATAATTGAAATGTGAAAATATTTCACATAAAATATGTTTGCGAGGTGTTTTACATGGAATTTAAAGAAAAAATAAGATATTTAAGAACAAACCGACTGCAAAAAACCAGCCAAGCCATAGTAGCCAAAGCAATTGGTGTCGATCGTACTACATACTCTAAATATGAAACTGGGGATAGTGAACCCGACTTTGAAAATATGAAAAAACTGGCCGATTTTTTTAATGTTACAGTAGACTATTTATTAGGGCGCGAAGACGATCCGGCGGATGCAGAAGAAATCCAATTAAGCGATAAAGAACTAGATAAGATAAAACAAACAGCACAAGGCTTAAAAGCAGGCCTTATGGCTAACATAGGTTTAGCATTTGACGGCAAACCTGATAGCGATGATGAGGATACATTAAGAGCCGTACTGGCCGCACTGGAAGAAGGCCTCATCCTAGCTAAAAAAGAAGCAAAAGAGAAATATACGCCTAAAAAGTATCGCAAATAGAGCATTTTGTACTAAATCTTTCAGCAATTATAAATAAAACCCCTCTATTACATACTTCACCCAGGCTTTATTTTCTCCATGCTCAGAAGCAACCCCAAATGTGACTATATGCCCCTAAACTGCATAGGAGGTGCTGTTTATTGAATGTTAAACAACTCGTTGAGCGGCTAACAAAAAAATGCAAGACAAATAATCCGTTTGTCATTTGTAGGCACTTGAATATAACGGTTAAATTCAATAGCTTAATAAAGGCTAAAGGAATGTATCAACACGCTTTTCGTAAGAAAATTATACATATCAACAGCAATCTGCAACCACATATGCAGCGGCAAGTCTGCGCTCATGAGCTCGGCCATGCCTTAATCCACAAGAAAGTTAATACGGTTTTTTGGGATACGCATACCTTTCTGTGTACCAGTAAGCTTGAAATGGAGGCTAATATGTTTGCCGCAGAGCTGCTGATTGCAGATAGCGAACTTTCCCAATGCGAAGGGTTTTCCTCAAGTCAAATGGCTTCTGCTTTCGGCGTCCAAGAACAACTCGTGAAGTATAAAATTAAAAATAACGCATTATAA